TCGCGAAGAAATCCAAGCAAGTGTGGATGCGCTTAAAGAACAAAGCGCAAGCATTATGAATGATGCTTTAACGGCTTCTCAAAATGCTCGCAAAGAGATGGCAGGAACAAGAGCTACGCTCCCTGCATCTGGACCGCTGGACACCAATATGGAATCACGTCAGTTCTCGACGCAAGATATTGCGTCAATGTCGGTAAACGAATACGCAAAAGTACGCGACCGTCTATTGAGTGATTCTGCTCGTGGGCGTTCTCGCGGATTATTGAGCTAATACAAAAACTATCAAACACTAACTAACAAGGAGTCAGAGCCATATGGCATCAGGAATTACAGGTACCGGCAACTTAGCTGCCGCCCCTACCGCGTACTCTGGTACAAACACTCAGTTGACTCAAGCGATTCAGACAATCTGGTCAAAGGAAATCCTTTTCCAGGCTATGCCTATCCTTCGCTTTGAGCAATTTGCTGTCAAGAAGACAGAACTAGGTGTTGCACCAGGTCTTCAAATCAACTTCATGCGTTACAACAACCTCGGCTTTGCAAGCGGCCTGGTTGAAGGCGTACGTATGCAAACAAACGCGCTTACCGCGCAACAGTTCTCAATCACCGTTTCAGAGCATGGTTATGCTCTTGCGGTTTCTGAACTACTTCTCAATGCTTCATTCGATGACGTAATGGCTTCGGCTTCACGTCTTCTTGGTCGCAACATGGCTATCTACTTGGATCAGCTCTCTCGCGACACCCTCTACGGTGCAACCTCCACCATCTATGGTGAAGACCGCACAAACGTAACCGCTGTCAACTCATGGTACGCAGATGGTACCCCAGGTGCTTCTCGTGCTGGAATGACTGGCGCTTACTACTTGACACCACACACTGTCAAGGATGCAGTCGAGAGCCTTGCAACCAAGAACATCCCAAGGTTGGGCGAAACCTATGTTGCTTTCGTTCATCCACACCAATCACGTCGTCTCCGCGACAATCCAGAATTCATCGAAGTAACGAAGTACGCCGCCCCTGGCAACTTCATGCTCGGCGAAATCGGACGTCTCTATGACTGCGTATTCATTGAGACCACTCAGGTTCTCAAGGTTCCAGGCGGTGCTGGTACCAACTACACAACTGACACAGTTGTTGCTAACCCAGCAGTAACCCCTGGCGGTGGATACATCACCCCAACCACGAAGACTGGTAACGGCCTCTCTGACCGTTATGCAGCAATCTTCATTGGTGACAACGCATTCGGTCACGCAATCAGCCTTCCGGTTGAGCTTCGCGATGGCGGCATCCTCGACTTCGGTCGTGAGCACGCTCTTGCTTGGTACTCAATCTTCGGTCTTGGCTTGATCACCGACCAAGCAGTTATCATCGCAGAAACCAACTAATTTCTGCAAAAGGAGGGGGGCTGGAAACAGCCCCCCTCTTATATAATTTCTACAGCTACTAACATTGGAGAACATAATGGCTGCCAAGCCCACCGACGCCACAGGGCGTGCACGCGAGAAAATGATTAAAGAGAATGCTGAAGCAGTTCAACAGCGCTCTGCAGAAATGGCAATGGCCACAGCGGCTCAAATTATTGCCGAAGAGACTGAAATTATTGACGCAACTAAGCCTAACGTTGCTACCGTAATCGTTGATGAGCCTACATTAGTTGGGTCTCCTAACGAAGACACAGTAGTAATTCGAGTTATTGAGAACATTGATTCTATGACTTTAGGCGCAGGAAATTTTTACTCTTTCACAGCAGGTAAGAAGTACACGGTTTCACGCCATGTAGCTCAACACCTGGAAGAAAAGGGTTACCTCGCAGGCTCGTTCTAATAAAGCACGTCGGGAGGCAGCGGGCAGGTAACTGACCCGCTGTTTCTTTTTAGCCTGATTTTTTGACTATTTCAGGGCATTATTGACTAAGGCCCGTTTCACGAGGGAGCATAGGTGGCGCTTCTAGACGATCTGATCTCCAGAACTCGATTAGAGATTGGAGACGGTCCAATCCAATTCACCACCACCCTTACGGGAGACGGTGTTACAAAAGACTTCTATGCTGATGTAAAACCCCTAGATGCACTCTATTTGACAGTAAAAGTTAATGGAGTTGTCAAGGCTCAGCCTACAGACTTTACGGTAGAAGAAGGTATTGGCGTAGTACATTTTGTTACCCCACCAGGACTTAACTCAACAATAACTATTTCTGGAACTCACTACCGCTATTTCACCACAGCGGAAATAACTAAGTTTGTTAATACAGCGGTTCTTCAACATACATACCACCGCAGCGATAACTTTGGTTCAGCCATGAATATCGCACTGCTTCCTCCAGTGGAGGAGTACCCAATAGCCATCCTCTCCTCTATTGAGGGTCTATGGGCTTTGGCTACCGATGCCGCATTTGATATTAATATCACCGCTCCTGACGGCGTAGTTATTCCACGTAACCAACGCTTTATGCAGTTGAGCCAAATTATTAACTCTCGTACAGAGCAATATCGTCAACTCTGCTCTGTTCTTAATATTGGTCTATGGCGTATAGAGATAGGCACGCTTCGACGTGTTAGCCGTACAACTAACAAGATGCCTCCAGTATATGTTCCACAAGAAGTGGACGATGCACGCCGTCCAAATCGTGTCTGGCTACCCAATGATCTCACGGGGTACGAGCCGATCCCAGAATATGCTGGCATTTACGACATTGTTCTATACCAAGGGGATTCTTGGTCGGCTGAGTTTGACTTCCCATTTGACGTAACTAACCTTGACTTTAAGGCTCAGGTTCGTACATATCCAAACAGCCCATCACTTTACGCTACCTTTACAATAGCCAAGATCGATGCGCCTAATGGAAAGATTCGTCTCTCCCTAGATAGCTCAACTACCACTTATATGCCAGTTCGTGCTTTCTGGGATTTGCAGGCAACCAACTCTTCAAACCCAGGATTTGAGCAAACATACGTAAGAGGTCAAGTGTTTACCCAATCGCAGGTGACCCTTGACTAGCGCTAGTTATCCAGATCCCATTGTAGTAACAGTAACCCCGACCACTCCGGGGCCAGTTACCATAAATGAGATCACAGTTGGAGCCGTAAATGCGCCCAGTATCGCGTATCATCATATACAGAGCACTCCAAGTAACTCTTGGGTTATCGCGCACAATTTGGGATTTTATCCGAACGTTACGGTGGTCGATTCCGCAGGCACAGTTGTCGAAGGAAATATCGCCTACACCAACGCCAATTCAGTAACCCTAACGTTTACCGGCTCGTTCAGCGGGGATGCGTACCTTTCTTAAGGAGATAGGCTAGATGTCACGAAAGTTTCTGACGCCACTTGATCTGGCGAAGAATGAACTTCAAAACGCCAGAATTCAAAACCTGGCCACAGCACCGTCCTCGCCAGTTGTTGGACAAATCTACTACGATACAACTCTCAATGGGTTGTACATCTACAACGGCACCGCATGGGCCCTTGCTGGCGGTATCACAGCCGGCACGCTTGCCTCACGTCCATTAGCTACAGCAGTAGCCGCAGGTACTTTCTATTACGCTACTGACAACTATCTTGTTTATTACAGCAACGGAACAACCTGGCAGCAAACTCATGCCTTTGGTTCTGGAGCCTCAACAACTGTTTCTATTGCTGGTTCTGCAGCAGATGGCACTTCAACTAACTATGCTCGTGCAGACCACTCACACGCTGGCCCAGGATTTGGACCTGTAACAACGGTACAGGTATTCAACGCAGCTGGAACTAACGGCGTTTCAACTACAGTTTCTCGTTCAGACCACTCTCACGGCACACCTTCTATTGGTGGCGTAACCCCTACCAATATCACCGCAACTTCCGCAGCTGTAGGTTCTGGAACTACTGCAGCAGTAGATAACCACGTTCACGGGTTTACCCCAGGAAACTTTGCAATATCAGCGTTTGGAGCTGCAGCTGCAGATGTTAGCCACGGCGGATACAAGATAACCAACCTTGGAACGCCAACCGCAACAACTGATGCTGCTAATAAGCAATATGTTGACAACGCTGTTTCAGGATTATCTTGGAAGCAAGCAGTAAATCTTCGCGCTTCGTCTAATATAGGCCTTGCTGGAAGTTCGGGAACTTTAGTAATCGATGGACATACTGCATTAACTAGTACGCACAACGGGTACAGACTGTTATTAAATGGCCAGACTACATCATCTGATAATGGCATATACGTCTACAGTGATTCTGGTTCTGGATATACATTAAACCGTGCTACCGATGCTGACTCTTACACTGAATTAATTGGAGCTGCAGTATTCGTTGAAGAAGGAACTTCTTACGGAGCAACAGCTTGGTTACAGTCCAACCACTACCTAACTTCTTTCTCAGGTCAAACTTGGGTTCAATTCTCAGGCAGTGGCGTCTATACCGCATCTAACGGCGTTAACCTTGTAGGTAATAACTTCTCGTTCTTGCCAACAGGTACTGGAGGTTTACAGACTTCCTCAGGTGGAGCAAGCATCAAGCTCCCAAGCAACTCAGGTCTTAACACTGACTCTACTGGTACTTATGTGGGTGCTGGAACTGGTATCTCAGTTCTTTTGGGTAACGTATCTATCGATACTTCAGTAGTAGCTCGCAAGTATGCAGCTAACGTTGGAGATAACAGCTCTACCAGCATCACGATTACCCACAACCTGGGAACCAGAGATGTTCAGGTAACATTGTATGATGCATCCTCATACGCAGAAGTTATGTGCGATGTTACCCATGCAACAACCAATACGATAACTCTGGCCTTTTCAACAGCCCCAACTACTAACCAGTACAGGGTCGTCGTAATCGGCTAATAGGAGCGGTAGTGTCTACAAGACAACTAACGCCACTCAATGTAGTGGCTTTATCGTCCGCTCCAACCGGACAAAGAGCCGGCGACCTTTATTACAATACCTCTAACGGAAATCTATATTCCTATAGTGGTTCTGTTTGGGCCGTAGTTGGAGGTAGCGGAGGCAGTAGCGTAACCGTTTCGGATACCGCTCCTGTCGGACCAACTACTGGCAATCTCTGGTACAAGTCAGATACTGGTCAAGCGTTTATCTACTACGACTCTTTCTGGGTCGAATTCTCTGTAGGTCCGCAGGGCCCTGCTGGAAATGCCACAATCTATCGTTGGACTAAGACTGCCACGGGTGGAGAAACTTCTCTCTCTGGAAATGACGATAACGGAAACGCCCTTTCTTACACTGTTAATAAAGAACAGCTTTACTTAAACGGCACTCTATTAGTTCGTGGTTCAGATTACACAGCCACTACCGGTACAACTATTACCGGATTAACTGCCTTATCTGCAAACGACGTCATTGAGATCATTGCCTTTGGAGAGTTCGTTCTCAATAGCGGTATCAGCGCTACTACAGTAGACGCCAAGGGTGATTTACTAGTAGGTACTCAAAACGACACAGTAGCCCGCCTAGGTGTTGGCGGTAATAATCAAGTTCTACTAGCTGACTCAACACAAACAACTGGAGTTCGCTGGGGCGATGATCTTGCCATTATGCAAATTATGGGGGCGTACTAATGTCAAAATCAAGAGCTAAGGCCACCGGTACTAACGCCAAAGGCGATATAATTGTTGCTACTGGTTCTGCCACAGCTGCTTCGGTAACTGTAGGAAGTAACGGCCAGATTGTAGTAGCGGATTCAACTCAGGCTTCTGGGGTGAAGTGGTCAGCCGGAGATACTGACCAAATCATTTTGGCTGCACAGGTTTTTAGTTAGGAGTAACTGTGGCAACATTTAGCAAGGTACTGCTCTCCGGCAGCACTAATGGTAGGGCTATTAAAGTCGCAGCTACTGCTGACCCTGGAACTACCATTCACGCAACTGGCACCTCGTCTTCCATCATTGATGAGATCTGGCTATTTGCCCACAACACCTCGGCATCTGCGGTTACTCTTGTTATTCAATGGGGAAGCAACACTAGCCCTGATGATCTAATTACCCTCTCTATTCCAGCAACAAGCGGTAAGACATTGGTTATTGCTGGAGAGTGCTTAACTGGAACCGGTGCTGCGGCTAGCACTGTAAAAGCCTATGCCACTACCGGCAACGTTATTACAATCAATGGGTTTGTTAATAGGATCGCATAATGCCTAGTCGGCTACTTACACGTAACTCCGTTGGCCTACAATTAGCCTCCCTATTTCAAGGCCAATACGGCTCAACCTATATACCAACTGGTAGTTTTGAGTCTATTGCGACGGTAACGGTTGGGGCTGGCGGTTCCAGCACTTTGTCATTTAGTTCAATAAGTTCAACTTATACACATTTGCAAATCCGCGTTTTTGGTTTGGTTAGTGCTGGCGGGAATCTTGGCGTTAGATTTAACGGTGATACAGGGAACAATTATATTGGTGGGCATCAAATTCAAGGCGATGGTTCTGGTGTTCAAGTTTTTTCTAGCACGACCAGCACCTATGCTTGGCTCTTGGGTTTGTATAACACAGGTTACCCTGGAGCAAGTGTTATAGATATTTTGGATGCTAATTCGACTTCTAAATATAAAACGGTGAGGTCTTTATCTGGTCAAGATGGTAATGGTTCGGGTACTGCAACCAATTGGCGTGTCGGTTTGCACTCTGGAGCGTGGATGTCTACTTCTGCTATTACTTCAATTGATATTGTTAATTTGTCTTGGTCACAATATACTACGGCCGAACTGTACGGGGTAAAATAATATGGCTGCTGGAGTAACTTATACACCGATTGCAAGTTATACTTTTGCTACTGCTGCTGCAAATTACACTTTTACAAGTATCCCGCAAGCCTATACTAATCTTGTTTTAGTTTGCAATGCCATAGCAGAGTCAACTGCTTTTCACATTTATTGCCAACTTAACTCCGATACGGCATCAAACTACTCAGACACGGGAGTTTATGGTGACGGAACTTCTGCCGCATCA